CTACTACCGCAACCGCCGCCGATAGCATTGTTAAAACAACTACCACAATCAGGGACACCCTCAGCCTGGCAGTTGCGGTGGATCTCACTGATATCAAAACGGAAGTTGCCGCAACTGCAATCAGCTCAGGAACCGTTGCGGCGGGCGTCGATACGACTATCGAAATGTTAACGGCGATTGAGGACACCCTTGGCATAGCAATCGCGCCGGATATCACCTTAGGAACGGCATCGCTTGCGGCGATAGAAACAGATGCTGCCGCCATTGAGGTCTTGAATGCGGCAATCAGGGACAGCATCGGTGCGGGGAATGCTGATTTAACATCGGTCACTCCCGACATCGAGGAAATCCGCGTCGACGCCGAGGCGATAAAGACAGCCGTGGAAAACATAGAGGATACGCTCGGTACTGCCATTGCCCCGGATATCACATTGATGACTGCCGACCTCGATGCCATCGCAACCCTACAGAACAGCATCTATTCCCGCCTGGATTCGATTACACAGAATAGTTGGCGGCGTGAAGTTGTTTACGCTGCACACGACGCGACTGTAGCCGACACCACGTTTTTCACAACCGGCTGGGGTGTTGCGGACGGTGGGAGAATATGTCTGCAAGTTTATGCGGGCGGCATTGTAGATGCAGCCGGTGAGCCGTTAATAATTGCCGAAACGATAGAGGAGGGGCGCCGGTTCCCGCTATATACAGCAACGGGTAATACCGATCCGACGGATACGCTTGTAATCGCGGACGGAACACATCTTTACACTACCTGGTTGGTAAGTGGATATAATGCCAGTATTAAAATCGCCATAGATCGATACCCGGTTTTCGGCGATTCGATTTGCATTATCTACATCCCTGACGACGCGAGCGCCGGCACGATCGATATAACGGGACGGTATAAAGAAGAGTAAAAGGTCAACTGGAAGGGCGGAAAGTATAATGAGTGAGTGGATACAGGCGTATCACAGAAGTTCAACATACGGATAATCCTAACGCTCCGGTAAAGATTATCCGCGGCGGCGAAGAGGGAAAATCCGTTTCGAATCTTCTGCGCCTTCTCGCGGGTAACACGTTCGATTTATTTCAGCCGGATTCATACGAAGGGTATGTTTGGAAACATAACACTCATGTTTGGGTGTACTGTTGCATCCGCGTGCTCGTCGACGCCGCCACACGCGTTGAGCCCCTACAGTACAGGGAATATGTGCAGGGCGGCGTTCTAAAACAAGAGCCGCTACCATACGATCACCCCGCCGTTACGATATTACAAAATCCAAATCTCGACGATACAATCGCCGACCTGATCGAGAAAATTATCGTCTCCTGGAATCTCGCCGGCATTTATTATCTCGCATACGAGCCGACGGTACATGAGCTCTGGCACCTTCGCAGCGACCGCGTGACAATCAACCCCGATCCAAAAACGTTCATCAAGGATTTCACGTATGAGATCGGCGGGCAAAAAACAACCTTCCCGCGCGATGCGATTATCTACGATAAATTTTACAATCCAAATAATGATTACTACGGGCTTTCCCCGCTCCAGGCCGCGAAAAATTCTATAAACTCTCATATGCGCGCGCAAAAATGGAACCTTCACTATTTCGAAAATTCGGCGATTCCCGCCGGGCTTTTGGAATCCGATTATCATTTTGAAAACCAAGATCAACTCGACCTCTACAAAAAGCAGTGGCAGGAACTTTACGGCGGATACAAGAAGGCGGGTTCGATCGCCGTTGTGGGCGACGGCCTCGAATACAAGCCGATCACGCCGACGCATACGGACATGGGATATTCCGATCTACTCGCCACATCGCGCGATGAAATCTTCTCAGCTTTCGGCGTCCCCAAAATATATGCGAACGCGGCGGAGGCGGAGAACTATTCGAATCTTAAGGAATACGAAAGGATGCTATGGCGCCGGAAAATGATACCGATGTTAATCAAGGTCGAGCAGACATTCAATAAATATCTTAACCAACGCTTCGCAACTCGTGGCGAATTTATTCGCACAAAATTCGATCTCAGTCAAGTTGAGGCGCTTCACGACGACATCCTGAAAGAGGCCGAAGCGGCGCGCGTTCTCGGTACATGCGGGCAACTCAAAATCAACGAGGCACGCCAGCGGCGGGGAGATCCACCGGTCCCGTGGGGTGATACATCGCTTGTGCCGATGTCCCTCGTTCGCGGTGATCAGATCGGTGAAATTATCGAAGGCAAGATACCCGCGACAAACGAGACGCCGAAGAAAACCGTTTTCAAATCAATTTTAAAATCACACGAGGAGCGCTTCCGGCATTGGGCAAAAACAAAAGCGATCGTCGGCGACAACGAGCGGAAAATGATCCGCGTGCTTACCGCGATATTCACCGATTGGCAAGAGGAAATACTCGCCAAGCTCGGCGTGCGGAAAGCGCTAGAGGAAAAAATTAAGGCGCTGGAGGAAAAAACTATCGACGTCGACTCCATCTTGTTCGACGTCGAGGGCGCAAAGGTAATGCTCGAGCGTGCGGGCGGACCGCTCCTCGAGGACTCTATCGCGAAGGGCGGGAAGCGCGTTCTCTCCTCGATCAATTCGTCCGTCTCGTTCGACCTTCACGATCCCCGCGTCGAGGAACTTCTGCAAGCGGCAAAGCAGCGATTCAAAAATGAAATTGCCGAGGGGCATTGGCTGCGAATGAAAGACTCACTTTCTGAGGGGATCCGAGACGGTGAATCCTCGCAGCAACTCGCGCAGCGTGTGCGCGACACGATGGGGCACGAGATCAATAACGCGCCGACCGTGGCACGTTCAGAAATAAATCCGAGATATCAGGAAGGGCAGCGCGAGGGGATGCGCCAGTCCGGGGTTGTCAAAAAAAAGGAATGGCTCTCGGCGTTTTCGGAGAGCAGCCGCGACGAGCATCTTGCGGCTGACGGGCAACAAGTTGGCCTCGACGATAGCTTCGAGGTCGGCGGCGAGCCCTTGCAATACCCCGGCGATCCAAGCGGATCCGCCTCGAATATTATCAATTGCATTTGTGACATGTTAGCTGTCCTGGAGGAGGATTGAAAATGGAAAATAGTAAAGGTGTATTCCACGCCAAAATCAAAAAGCACTGGCTGCATCAATCCGAGAAAGCGGAGGACGTCGGCAATGGGCGTTTGTACATCGAGGGGTACGCGTCGACTGGCGCCGTCGATCGCTCTGATGAAGTTGTCGTTCCGGCAAAAGAGGCATGGGAGAAGGCTATCGCCGCGTTTATGAAAAATCCAGTCCTACTCTACATGCACAACTACAGCAACCCCGCCGGGCTTGTCACCGAAATGCGGATCGACGAAGGGATCGGGTTCTGGATAAAAGCCTTCATTTCGAGCACGCAGGAAACACTCAAGACGCAAATCATGGAGCGCGTTATCCGTGCGTTTTCCGTTGGGATAAATCCGATCAAAACAAAGATCGAGGATGGCATCCGATATATAACGGAATTCGAGTTGTATGAAGTCAGCGTCGGCGTGGTACCGATAAACCGCGAGACGCTGTTTAACGTTGCTAAGGCGTTCAGGGATGGCAGCGATCTCTACATCCCCGAGCGCACACTCGCCGAAGAGGTCGACAAACTTCTCACCCAAAAACTCGCAGCGCTCGGGCTCGACCCCAGCGCGAAACTTATCACCTCCAGCAAAGCGAAGGGCAAAGCGCCGGAAAGCCCGGTGTACAAAAACCTTTTACGCGTCCTCTCTGAAATCGACAAAACAGAGGGGAGTCGAACATTGAAAGAATTCAGGACGGTGATATCAAATGAGTGACGAATTGAATCCCGGCGAGGACAAGAAAACCGTCGAGATTACCGTCAAGGAACTCGCGCAGGTTACCGACTTCATGGAGAAGTCGAAGGCTCTCGGCGAGCGCGTCGAGAAGGTCGAGAAGGGGCTGATCTCGAAAGAGCAATTTCTCGGCGAGGCGACCGAGCTCTACAAGGGCATGATGGCCGAACACGAGAAGGCGTTCGCGCATGCCGAGGAGCGGCGCATCAAGTTCGCGGGCGCAACCGTGAACGGTGACAGGGCGGTGACGGCCCTCAAGGCGGCGATGGAGCCGGCGCGCCCCTGGAAGGAACGATCGATGCTGTTCGAGGGGGCGGCAACGATTCCCAGCGCCGAGGGCGAAGTTAAGGCGCTCCAGGAACTCAACGACGACTGCATGATCATCGATACGATTATGCGGCACGGTACCTTCAAGAATCAGTACGAGGCGGCTGGGGGCATGAAGTCGCTAAATTCGTTCGGGCGGTATCAGGACCAGCTTCAGAACGTGACCAAGGCGATCGCGCCGATGGACACGGCCGACACGGCGAGCTTCATTCCGACCGCCCTCTCCGCGCAGGTACTCGAGCTGCCGTGGCTCGTCGGTAAGATCGAAGCGCTATTCGAACACCTGCCGATGCCGACAAGCCCGTACAAGGTTCCGCTCGATCTCACGCCGTCCTCGACGATGGCCGACCTTATCGCCGAGGCAACAACGAATACAAACAACCCGGGCGACACGTACGGCCAAGCGATCACCGATAGCTTGCAGACTTTCACGGCCGCGAAACTCCGCTCGCGCATGATCACCTCCGCCGAACTCGACGAGGACGCGATTATGCTGTGGATGCCCCGCATCAAGAAACGTCTCACCGAGATCATGGCGAATACGGTCGAGGCGTGCGATCTGAACGGTGACACGACCGCGACGCATCAGGACACCGACATCGAAGCGCTCGGCGCGAACGACGGGCGGACTGCCTGGAAGGGGCTCCGCAAGCTGTTCCTCGCCGGATCCCTGACGAAGGACTGCACGAGCGGCGACCTGAACGAGGCGAACCTTCACGCGATTCGGGCGCTGCTCGGTATCTACGGCGTAGACCCGACAGAGTGCGCGTGGATTTTCGGCCCGACCGCGTACATCAAGCAGATCATTTTGCTCACGAACGTTCGGACGGTCGACAAGTACGGGCCGGCCGCGACGGTTATCAAGGGAGAACTCGCGAAGTACGACGGCGCTCCGATCGTTGTGTCGGCGCATCAGCGCGAGGATCTGAACGCTTCCGGCGTCGACGACGGCGTGACGGCGACGAAGGGTTGCTGCATGTACGTCAATAAGAATTACTTCTTCCACGGCGACCGGCGCCTCGTAACGCTCGACGGCGAGAAGTGGATCACGACCGACCAGTTCAATCTGGTTTGTTTCCGTCGGCTGGACTTCCAGCCGCTCGTTGCACCGAGCACCACGTACAGCTTCGGCGCCATGGGGTACAACTTCACGCCTTGATGAACTCGGGGCGCGTAGCGCGCGGGGGAGTAGACAGCCCTTCCGCTCCCCCGCGCAAAATAAGTGAAGGGCGAGAGGAGAAGGGTGATGGCAAAGTTCGCGCAGGGAGTCAATCACGTACTCCCGAATGTCGACAACGACGATGCGATTTGTGATATCGGCAAGGGCCGTACTATCGAGTGTATGGCTGGGCAGGAAATTCCCGCGGACGTGCTCCAGTGGTTCAAGCGGCACAAGCCGGGCTGGATCGCCGGTGGGGCTGCGAGCGTTCCCGACGAGAAGGCTGTCGGTGAGGCTCCGGAGAAAAAGATGGTCGGCTCGAGCCCGGTCAAGAAGTGAGGAAATGGTACGGGAACCTCAAGAAGTGGAAGTTGTAATTCCCGCGAAGCAGAGCGCGACCGTCACGATCCCCGTGGCGCAGGCTGTCGAGGCGGTCGTGCCTGGCGCGCAGAGCGTCGGCGTAACTTTCCCGCGCTTTCAGAGCGTCGACGTGATTATACCGAGCGCGCAGAGCGTTGCCGTTACCGCCGAGATGGAGATCGGAACCCCGCCGCTTTTGCTCTCCGGCCCAACCGTCTCGGATATCACAGAGACGACGGCCCGTGTTACATGGGAGCTGAATCCCTCCGGCCCGATCGGTTTTCACCGCGTCAGGTATCGCCCGACGGCTGGCGGCGAGTGGACTGTAACCGATTGGAGCGAATCGGCGAGCTATAGCGCCGTCGTCGATCTTGCCGATCTCGAATCCGGAACCGAACACGATTACCAGGTGCAGAGCTGTTATTACAGCAACGGCTCCATGGCGTTCAGCTATGCCCCCGATCCGGCGGATACATTCGAGACGGAAGCGGCTGGCGATATCGTATTTAGTGATTTTGAGTTCAGCAAAAACCCGATATTTCAGTTGGTCATACTTCACTGGCACACCGACGTTGCGACAAAGGACCGTTCCCGCTGGCGGATATACGGCTCAAGTGATCAATGGAACTATACAACGCTCAATGTCGGTTATTCGACATCGCATTATGACAACACGTCAATGCCATGCACGCCGGGTGCGATATATGAATTCCTGGTATACGGCATTGATGAGAACGGATACGAGGAGTGGGATATTGAACGGTATATCAGAATTAACGAATCTGGCATGCCGGTACCATATAGTGGATAGAGAGGGACTGAAACCATGCCGCGTAAACAAAAATTCATTTCGCAGGTTGGGGATTACGGTCACGTATTCACATTCTACCTGTATGAAGTCGACGGCTCGGCATATGCGATCCCCGCCGAGGCAACGGTTACTTTCGAGGCATATGTCGACGCGGGCTCGTCGCTCACGATCACAGACACCGCACACGTTACGATCAACGACGGCCGCTTGAGTTGTTACTACACGACGCAGAGCGGGGATATATCGACGGCTGGGACGTACTGGTGCCGAATGAAAATAAATAATATCACGTCTTTCGAGGCGAAGTGGGTAGTTAAATCCGAATATCCGAGCGGAGAGTGATATGGCAAATACTCTTGATACATACGCATTGCTCACGGTCGACGAATCATATGATTGCCTGGAGCTCAAAGACGACTTCGATGCGATGGATACGCTCCGGCAATTCATTAACGGTGTATCCGAAATCATCGAGCGATATTGCGGGCGCACGATTCTCACACGTGCGAGGACTGAGACCTTTGACGGTAACGGCACAAACTATTACATACTGAAAAACGGATTCGACACGACCGCCGTATCGGCCGTCTGCTTTCGCAACTATGGGGAAACCGATTACAATGAGACGGCGGATGCGGTCGCGGCGGCATCGATCAAATACAACGGGAACACCGGCGAAGTATATCTGCTCGACGGGTATGCATTCGAACGGGGTTTCCAGAATTGTTTTATCACCTATACCGCCGGGAAAACGACGGTCCCCGCGTCGATCAAGCTTGCGGCGAAAATCATATTAACCGATTTCTGGACTCGCGACGACCGGCAAACGCAAGCGCTCGCGGCAATGTCAATAGAGGGACAGTCCTCAACGTTTCGTGTCGAGGATATCCCGAAAGAGGCCAAGGGTATTTTGAATATGTGGATTCGGCCGAGGATAGCGTAATGCTGAAAATGACTACAAAAGCGCGCGGGCCCAAAGAGCTCGCAGCCAAATTTCAAAAAGCGGCACGTCACGCCCCCTCGGCCTTCGAGCGATCCATGCAGAAGGCGCTTATCCTAATTCAAAACTCGGTCAAGCGAAACCTAACCGGCGGGCATCCGCTACATGTACGAAGCGGGCGGCTGCGCAACTCGATACAACGCGAGATGCGAAAGCGCGGGATACATCTTGAGGGCGCCGTCGGGAGTAATCTCATATATGCACCCATCCACGAGTACGGCGCGACGATATACGCGAAGGGCCCGGCGATGATATTCAAATACAAGGGCAACTGGTACCACGTAAAAAAAGTCGTCGAGCCGAAACGGCCGTATATTGAACCGGCATTCACGAGCAACCGCGAGCGCGTCAATCAAATGTTCGGCCGTGATATGTCCGGGCTCCTGCAAAGGGAAGGTCTCGCGTAATGTCGAAACGATCGGATATAAAAGCATACCTCGTCGGGGTGTACGAAACGATCTCGAAAGTACGCGAGGTGTCGACCAAGTTTCGGTTGATCGGTGAGGTTGACAAGAGCCGCATGCCGTATATCCAAGTGCTTTCATTGACCGAAAAGAGGACGCGCGCGGATTCGTGCAAGGGCACCGATTGCGAATGGAGGTTATCCGTATGGTGTTACGTGCAAGACGAGGACGATATCGAAACCTGGGTTGAGAACATTCGCGATAAAACGAACGACGACAGAACGTGCGGCGGTTACGCGCGGGATTGCTACATCGAAGAGACGACGAACGATAACGTTCCGATCGGTTCTGTGACGCGCGGATTGATCATTTCAATAGTTGTCGTCGAGTACAGGGTGAAGGATTAACGGAGGTTGGATTATGAAAATGATTGAGCTTCGATACATCGGGCGGTTTTCCGATACCGAGATCGACGGTGTCGGCCTTGTAAGGCGCGGCAAAACAATCCCAGTGCCGGAGAAAATCGCGGAAGAGCTACTGAAGCGCAAGCCTCCCGAGTGGGAACTTGCGACAAAGAAAGAGGAGGACATGAAGGGCAGAGAGGAAAGAAAAAATGCCAGGATACGGAAGGGATAGTTGGGGCTCGGTTGTTACCGAAACCGAGTATGGGGTTTCCCCGGGGACCGGCGAGACCTATTTCGAGTTCGTCTCAGAGGCCGTCAAGATGAAATGCGATCCGAAAGTGCGGAAGTCCCTCCGGGGCGCTTCGCCGCGTTTCACGTATCTAGGAAACAAGACCGTCGGCGGGCCGATCAATCTCGATTTGTTATTCGAGGGGCTTCTCCAGTTCGTCAAGCACGGCATGGGAGGCTACGACTTCACCGCCGACACTCCGATTGCGGGTGCGAATACGCACGTATTCACCCTTGCTGATACCCTGCCGGTGGGTCTGTCGGTCGAGCTTTGCAAGGGAAACATACCGGCCGGTGAGGTGTTTCTGTACCAGGGCGGCAAAGTTGACACGCTCAACTTCGCCTTCGCCGAGGAGGATTGCGTCGGCCTGGAGGTTGGCTTGATCGCACAGACGGAGACGCCAGCCACGACCGCTTCGGGATCGCCGTCGTATCCGGGCGATCACCCGGTACTCTGGCATTATTCCGGGGATCTCACGCTCGCGGATACGGGGAGCTTGAATTTCAAGAGCGGGAATATAATGCTCAACAACAACCTGCCGAAGGACCGCTTCTTGATGCATAACACGACCCGCTCGCCGCTGCGAAACGTTCGCCGGGCCGTGACGGGCGCGTTTACGCTGGAGTTCGAAGATCTCACCCTGTATGACAAGTGGCTCGTGCCGACGACGGGCGTCCTGACGCTCGCCATGACGAGCACCGAGATGATTACCGGAACGACGCCGTATACGATCACATTCTCGCTGGCAAAGATGCAGCTTGCCGGAGAGCCCGCCGTCGTACCGGGCGAAGGGACGATCGAAGTGACGTATCCCTTCATCGGGCTGCATGACAACGACGCGACGGATGCACTCACGATTACGATCGTAAGTGGAGAGGCGACGCTTTAAACGAAAGGAAGGGCGAACATGGACGGAACGAGTAGTGCGCAGGCATTGCGCGAAAGGAATCGTAAGACTATAACGCTTCCGAATGCGGAGGTCGATATAGTCATTACAAAACTGAACGCCGCCGATTTTATCGAGGCGCGTGGCGTCCTCGATATACCGACGGAAGCACTGATCAAAAAGACAGAGGGCGAAAAGCGCGCAGCCGTTGCGACGGCGCTAAGCGATCCCGAGACGCTTCTTCTGTACATCAATTTCATATTGACCCGTGGCGTATTGCAACCGCGGGTCGTACAACCGCGAATCGTGGACGGTCAAATCGCCGAGCTTGCAGACGACGAAGTTTACGCGAGCGACTTCGGCGAGGATCGCGAATTCGCGGTAAACGAGATTGTTGGATTCTCCGGCTATGGCGAGCGTGCGGAGGCGGTGCGCAAATTTCGCAAGGCGGAGACCAAAGAGCATGTTGATGCTGGACCGAGTGGCGAGGAGGTACGGGAAGGCACCACATGAGATCGCGCGGGTGGACGGCGCGGATTGGATCCTCGACCTGGAATGTTGTCTACTGGGTATAAAGCACGATCAGCCCCAGCCGGTTGTGCTGGTAATGCCGAAGAAGTGATATGGCAAAAAAGAACATCATAGAAATCCTTATCCGCGCCGATAACAAGGCAAGCGGTGAGTTTTCCGCTATCGGCGGCGACGCTCTTGGAATGGCGAAAAAGATTGCTATCTGTGGCGGGATCGCCGGCGCGGCGATTGCCGGGATAGGCTACACCGTTTTAAAATTTGTCGACAGGGCCGCCATCCTCAATCGTGAAATGGCGAACATTGGAACGCTTATCCCCGGCAGTCTTGGCCGCCTCGAATCCCTCAAAGATACAATACGGGATATTTCGCTCGACGTTGTCAAGGCGACCGGCGATCTTGCGCGTGGCGGCTATCAAATAATTTCGGCCTTCGGTGATACCGCGGCGACTACAAAATTACTTACCATAAGCGCGAAGGCCGCCAAGGCTGGGATTGCAAGCACACTCGATGCAGTTAATCTTATTTCGGCCGCTATGAAGGGATACGGATACGAGACAACCCTCTCGGCGGAAAAGACGGCGGACCTCGCATTCAAAACCGTCGAGCTTGGGCAAACGACTTTCCCGGAACTCGCACAGAGCATGGGGCTGGTCATTCCGCTTGCCGCAACACTACACGTAAAACAAGAAGAACTCTTTACCGATTTTGCCACACTCACTGGCGTGACCGGTACCGCTTCGGACGTGACGACTCAGCTCGCGTCGATTATGCGCGGGTTGATTAAACCGACAGAGGATATGCAGCGGGCGATCAGGAGCCTTGGATATGCTAGCGGGCTCACGATGACCGAAGAGCTCGGGCTCAACGAAACTATGGAGCGCCTAATTGGGACAACTGACGGCTCGGCGGAATCGATTGGTAAGCTCTGGGAAAATGTAAGAGGCTATCCGGCAATATTTGCGCTCATGGGAACTCAGGCGGGGATATTTGATCAAAAGCTTGCCAAAATGAATAACTCCCTCGGAGCTTCCGCGCAGGCTTTTCTTGAGCAGACCGACGGAATAAACAGTACCGACGTTGCGATCGAGCGGCTCAAGCAACGCTTCTCCAATATCGCCGAAAGCATAGGGGACGAATTGTCGCCGGCCGTCGGGGTCGTCGTCGAGGACACTGATAAAATAATCGAGAACCTATGGAACGCTGTAAATTATCTCGGTAAATATAAAAAGATGCTGAGAGAGGCAATCGCACCGCCGGGCGGGCCAACAAAATTAATTGAGTTCAGCGAGCGGGACCTTGTGAGAACGGCACAGGCTATGTCCAGCGTGCCGAAAGAGCAAGAAAAAATACTAAAAAATCTCATTGTTGAAAATCAGCTTAACAAAGCGCGGAACGAATACAATCAGGCGCTATATGAAGTTACAAAAAGTCAGAACGAGGAGCTTGAAAAACAACCTGAAAAAATAGAGGAATCTATTCGGGAATATAACGACCTTCTCGAAAAGACGGAGAACATCAAGAAGCTGATGCGCGAAGGCATCGAGCCCATTACCGTGCCGGTCGAAGTCGAGATTGATCTACCAGGTGGGGGAACGAGGACCTTGACAATACTTCCCCCGGAAGGCGTCGTCGTTCAAGAAAATTACAACGAGCTTCTTGCAAAAGAAGAGGAACAGCTCAAGCAGATTATTATAGTTGCCAAGGAGCGGCTCGCAGTCGAGGACGAGCGACGTGCCAAAATGCGCGAAGCCGCCGAGGGTTGGTCGGTCACCTATCCAACGATAGACGTCGGGCCGTTGCCGGCGTTCGATCAACTGTTTGGCCCCGCTATTCTCGACTCCGAGGAACTACGCGAGAATATCGAAAGCACAACGCTCGCAGTGGACGAGCTCGCAATCGAGCTTGAGGACGTACCGCCTCTTGTAAATCGCATAGCCAAGGCAACGGAAAACGCGGAACGCAAGGCACAAGATTTACGCGAACGCTTCGACTTCGGCGGTGAGGAGTTTGCCATGGAATTGACAAACACGTTCGGTAATGCCCTTGAGATTATGTTATCCGATGCAGGCGAAAAAACCAGGGCGATCATGGGGCTGTTTGCTTCGATGGCCGCGTATGTCATTGCACAACTGGCAAAAATGGCTTTCTGGAAATTTGTCATGATGCCACTGCTTCTCAATAAAGGTGGCGAGTTTGTCGGCGCACAGAAAGGCTTGCAGTTTTCCCCGGCACAAGAGGGCCTGCAGTTCAACTTCGCGCAGAGTGGCCTCGAAGCGCTCGGCGGTCAATATTTCAGGGACACGATCCCCGTCGCGATTGGCCGCGGTGAGGTCGTTTCGCCGTCCCCGCACGTCGAGCGTGTCGAGCATTTCATGGAAACGCATGAGAAAGAAACCGGCGGGAACACATATTATATAACGCCGTTTGTTATTGGGTCGCGGGAAGAGGCGATGGCGTTTGGTCAATATTCCACGCGCCGGCAGTCTGAGTTTGGGAAATTTGTAGCCGAAGGAATTTTATAACATGGAACATTTGCGAATACAAACAACGAGCAACCCGTACCGGGAGATCGAGCTTCGCGACGGCGCCGAATATGTACGGCACCCTGATCTTGATTATGATGCCCGCGTGCGTGCCGCGACGGGCGTCGAATCCGTATACGCGCGCGCACGCCGACGGGTTATCGAATTGACGCTCGACGGTCTCAGTGAAGCCGATGCCGCAACGCTTCGCGCGATACATGCCGACCGCCAGCAAGTTTACCTTGAATCCAATATCGGAGAGCACACGAAAATATATAGCCCCCTCGAGCGGTCGCGCGTTCCTATGATAGGCGGCACGTCGGGCTTTGCGCGTGCAACGGTCGCGACGTACCTCGACGATGACGGCTCGATCAAATCGGTCGCCTCTGGGGTCCAGCGTTTCGAGGATGGGTTTATCGGTAAGGGGATATTGCTCGAGCCGGCGCGTACCAATTATTTTTACCCCTCGCACGGCTCGGCCGGCGATACAATATGGAGCATTGACGAGGGTGCCCCAACTATCAATTGGGATGCAAACGTTACGAGCAATATCGATGGAGCGGGAGGAACCGTTCGGATCGACGGCGACGCGGGCGAATCGGTCGACGTTACCATAACATTCCCGGACGCAACCAGCATGGCGGCGTTTGTCTATATGCGCGGGCGCGGTTTATGTTCACTTGTTCTTACCGCGGGCGGTGCGGGCAATAGTGGCGGCGTTACCCTGACGATGGATTGGCAGCGGGCGATCATTGAAGGTAAGCTCTCGACCGCCGCGGCCGTCACGCTACAGATATTAATCCTTGAGCCTAACACGACGATCTGGCTATCTGGCCATCAGCTCGAAAATGGAAAGACAATCACTTCGTACATTCCAACTACAAGCGCGGCCGCCACACGTAACATAGATCAACTTTATTATCTTTCCCAGTTCAATTATATTGAGGGCTCCATAGCGATGTGGGTCCGTTGGCCGCGACGGGTTGCGGATTGCACTTCTCGGTATCTATTTAATATAAGCGACGATTTCCTCCTCCGCATTGACCATGCCGGTCAAATCTATTGGAAAATTGCGAGTGGCGTCGACTCTTATTGGAACCCGTCGCCGATGTTCGACGTCGGGGAAATGGTACACATTGCCTGCGCCTGGAAAGACGGCTATGCCGCCCTGATCGTAAACGGCGTTGCGCACAACGAGGAAACTACGGACGTTCGGAACGCC